AACCAATATCCTTTAGTTTAAACTCAAAATACCATAGGGTATTCTCACTGAAAGCTTCAATATACTCTTCATCTACCTCTGAGATACTCTTAGTAGAACCATCAATAAACACATATTGCTTTGAAGGGATATCTATACTACTTATAGTAAGTAGATCTTTCTCGCTTAAAGGTTCTCCTATTAGATCCTTATGAATTAAGACATCATCATCATAGAACTTAGGATCTAGTTCCTCTTTAGATAAAGTGAAACCTTCCCAATAAGCTACGATTAACCTCGTATGATTAGTTTTACTAGGTGCATATAGATCAATAGCTTTCTCAGTAGTCATAGGACCATTGTAAGGTGTCAGCTTATTGGTATCATTATCTAAGATATAGTGCTGCCATAGCACTTCGCTCACACTGACGTACTCTTTATCAGCTTGATCTATATCTATAGCTCCATAATCTGTTAGAAAGTATTGTCCGTTCTGGACATCTGTAACTTGTTTTATTGATACTAAAGGATCAATATATTGCTTCTCTCTTGTCCTAGCTACTAACGTATCTCCAACACCAAACTTAGCCATTGAGTAACTCCTTATCTTGGTATATGTTACCTATAATCTTAAATCCATCGAGATGCCATAGTGGGCAGAAAGCTTCTATAGGATGTTCGATACCATAGGTCTTATATGTATCTCCCCAGACTACTACTCCTCTAAAGCCTTGTAGGACTTTAACATTACGCTTTGGATCACATTCTATTATCTGTCCTGAATATATCTCATTTTCATTAGTATCAAAGTAGTTGGTAAACTCCATTAGCACAAATTGTCCTGCTTGAAAGTCAGTCCATTCGCTTGTACCATCTAGATCTTTATATGACACTATAATCTCTTGAACTGATCCATCTAAGTTAAGACCTAATCTGTCGACATCAACTATTTTGTCATACTCTCTTATGTATGCCTTATATTTTAGTGGTTTCATTAATTAACTCCTTATTCTCGTAGATATTACCGATAACCTTTAGGTTATCAACCTCATTGAAATATTCATTGTAATGATCCTCAACACTAACAATATAGCTAGCTGAAGCATTATCCCATTCAACTACACCTACATAGTATCTCTTTGAAGCTGAGAAGCTAACTATATATCCTGTATATATCTCATTACCTTCAATGTCGTAATGTCCAGTGAACTCTAATAGCTCTATCTTATCTTTAGGGTAAAGATCAAGAACAAGATCAGTATCTCCATAGTGTTCTGGTAAGGCATCTTTTAGTGGTACAGCAACAGTTTCTATAAGCCCTTGTTTATTAAAAGCTATATTTGTTACTCTAAACACCTTGTTCCAGCTTGGAGAATAGAGTTTATACTTAATGTTTCTCATTAATCGTCCTTTCTTAGCCCTTTTCTTAAGGCATCTAATATGTAGTAAGAGAGATCGAAGTCTCCTTCGTCAATTCTTTTGAGTGTAGAAGCTTCTACTCTCTTAAAGGCTATCTCTTTAATCTTATCTTTGATAGCTCCTTCGTTCTCTTTCAGCATACTTTGAACTAGGCTATTGATATATGTAGTTCTCTGATATGTAGCTGGTCGATAGTATCTATCACTGGCATCTGGTTCAATGCTATAGCCAAATAGAGCATAGCTAGATATGAACTCTCCATCTTTAACTAGCTTCCTTAGTTGTCTTAGAGCTTCATCTACTGCTTCAGGGTTCTCTTGAAAGATAATCTTTAAGAACTCTCCTGATATTGAACCATAAACAGCTTCAGAGATAAAGTCCTTTATATTAGTAAATTGACTTATCTGTTTGTCTATATAGCTTCTTACACTCTGCTTGCACATCTCTTTAATATCACTCTCAGAGATATAATCTTCAACGTTTATAGTTAGTTCCATTCGTTCTCCTCTAAGATGTCTTCTACATCTGTAGTTTCAATAGTATTGCCATATACAATACATTCTTGAGCTACTGCTTTAGTTAGGTCTTTAGGTTCAGTTCCTTTGCACTCTATTGCATATCTGCCATTAGTTTGATCCCAATAGACTACTCCTAAGCAACCATTAGAGAACTCCAGAATATCTTTTGTGTAGATATGCTTACCGTTCTTATCTTTAAAGCCTGTATCCTTCATAAGGACTACATCTTTTATGTCATAGGGGTCAAAAGTAAACTCTGTAGGTTTTCTCTGCACAGTAGCTAAGGTATATACCATAGACACTTCATTAGTATCTAGGTAGAACTCTACCCTAGCTACATTCTTCATAACGTATTCTTCTAGCTCTGGATCATAGACCCAAGCTCTGTATCCTAACTGGTTCATCAGTTCTCTTTCTTTAGTCTAAATCCTAATGTATATATAGGTATCCAATCCAGAGTATCGTGATTATCCCCAAACTCTTTGTCCATTTCATCCATAGTATCCCTAGTAGGATACATAATGTATTTCTTAGCTATATAGTCATATACCTCGTAATACCAAAGTACTTCTCTCTCTGATACAAACATATCTTCGATAACTTCTCTATCAGTAATCGTTGAGCTTTCTAAATCATACTCGTCATCAAGAACTTTCTTAACTAAGAAACGAGTTGGATTTAACATATTCTTTGCCGTCTTACAAACTAAGACATCTCCAGCTTTGAACTTAGGAGGTTTAATCTTAGACTTTATCCTATACTTACCACCTTCAAAATCCCAGATATCAAAAACTTTATGTATCCAACTCTGGGTATTGTTATCATAAACTTCAACTAGCTTCTTATCCTTAGCATAGGTTGTGATAAGTTCTACTTTCTCTTCTGTTGTCATTTGTTTGTCTCCTTATTAGTGATAGGTAATCTAAATCCCATAGAATACATAGGTGTAATATCTCTTACGCTACCTTTATAGTATTCTTGGACCTCTCGTATTGTTTCCATAGTCGTATTGAGTAACTTATGAGTATCTTCTGTAGTTATTCCAGTAAAGAACCACAATACATCAGCTATATTGATAAACTTAGAATTGACCAGTTCTTTAGCTAGTACTGAGCCATCTTCAAAGTAATAGACCTGATTTCTTCCAATATCAGTGCATTTGTAAAGCTTTGGGTTAGCTTTACCTTCTTCAACTTTTTCTACTAGCACATCTCCTATCTTGAAAACATTATCCTCAATAGGCTTAATTCTATAAGTGCCATCTTGAAAATCCCAAATATCGTGATTTACCTTATACCACTTACCATCTGGCTTATGATATATCTCCACTGTTTTACCTTTCTCGAAAGCAGTAAGTAACTCAATTTTTCTCTCCATTATCATCCTATTCTCCTCTAGGTATTCTAAATCCCATTTCAAACATAGGGCTATATGTCTCATTAGCCCAACCTTTAACCTCTCCTAGCTTCATCATAGTTGGAGCTAGAGTGTATTTGTCCTCTTTGTGATAGTGTATAACGTGCCACCAATAAACGTCATTGATGTTTAGATAGTTAGCATCTATAGCTTCTATAGGTGTTCGGTTATACACTTCTTCCCACTGATACTCTCCTGTAGTACTAAAGCCTCTCACTGTAACTATAGGTGGGTTGAGGATACCTTCGTCTGCTATACGAACTAGCTTATCTCCTATTTGAAATCTAGCATCTGGATTACTCTTAGGCTTACTATTAGGCTTAACTCGGTATTCATACATACCGAAGTCTAACTCTCCAGTTAGGAGATCTTCCCAGTCATCTGTTTCTCCATCAGTTTCAGAGTATTGGATAGTTAAACCTTTGTCCATAGCTTTAAGTATCTCGATCTTTTCTTTTAGTGTATTCATAAATATCCTTTAGATTGATTTGCAGAGCCATAGAGAGCATTTAGCTCTCTAAGGCTATGATTGTATTGATTTAGTTAGATTGTTGCTTAGAAGCGATCCTAGATCTATCTATGACTAATGGTTCTCCTCTACCATAGGCGTAAGCTAATTCTACGAATAGATCATCTAAGCTGAAATATTTCTCTGTATCAAAGCCTTCTAAGCTATAGGTTACTAGATTACCGAAACGTTGTTGCTCAGTGATACTATTTGGTGTAACAGATACTATTAGTTCGTCTCCGTTGATCTCAATCAGTGGGAAGTTAGCTATGTCAATCATCACATAGTAGCTAGTAATATCTTGTATAAACTCAGCTAGATATTGCTTAGAAGCTAAAGCATTTATAACTTCTACCTTACGAAGGATATTAAGAGTATTCTCTGTTTCTGAGAAGTGTATCTGCTCAGTAGGAGTATGCTCATTGTAGTATCCTATGCTTAGATTAATGCAAGCTAGATCACATCCCTCTGCTATGTTACTAGCATCTGTGAATGTGCCAAAGGCTTTCTTATATCCTTGCTTCTCAAATATCTCTGTTAGTTCATTATTGTCATAGCCATATAGAGCTACATCCTTAGATCCTTTACGATCTAAGCCTACTAATGCTGTGATATGTTCAGTATCCATAATAGGGATATACTTCTTACTACCTACACCTCCTATCTCTTCATCTAAGAAGAAACCGAAGGCATAAGGTAATCCGCTAGCTAGTAGCTCTAAAGCTATATAGACACCACAACGATCGTCTCCTCCAAGACAAGCCTTCTTAGTAGATGCAGGCAGTCCTATGTAATCCTTATTGATATATAGGTCAGATCTCTCTAATTGTGTCTTTCTATGTGTGTTTATAGTATCTAAGTGAGCACACATAAGTGGGTATCTTTCTACATTCTTAGGGATAAACACTATCCCACCTTCAAACTCTTGTTTAGTATATAGTGGAGCATATATCTTACTAATGTAGGCTAATAGCTCTTCTTGTGAGAGCAGTAATAGCTCAACTAACTTCTTCATCATAATCCCATTCTCCTCCTAAATCTCTTACTATTTGAGCAAACTCTTCAGCATCGCCTTGACCATTAGCTAAGCAGTTCTCAAAGTGTTCTTTAACTACAGATACAAAATAATCGTTGTAGATAAAGTAGTTAGGTCCTAAGCTCTTAACTTCTATAGCCATATCTCTAGGGACATAGTCAGTATCTAGCTCTCCTATCATATCTTCTACAGCATCACACTTAGGTATCATATACCTAGTGTCATCTACATCTTGAAACTCTATATAATCTGGATTATCTATGTTAATAGGTTCATCTCTATTGTTCCAGCTATAATACCAGCCATTTCCATAGTCATCCTCGTGGTAGTAGTCGTGTTCTGTCTGACTCCATATAGCATTATCAGACGAGATATGGCTATCTAGATTGTCTGACCATACAGCATCATCCTCGTCTATATCTCTATTCTCATACTCAGACCATACTAGACCATCACTTTCGTCCATATCTCTGGTATATCCATCAGTAGATAGTAGAACTCTATAGTCCTCAGCATTTACTTCAGCAGCTAACTCTCTAAGATCATTACTATTATGACCATATTCATTCCAGTTATAATAGTAAAGCCTATTTAACTCCTTATCCCATAAGCTAAATCTATCCATCCAAGGATAGCAACTCTCTTTGATATTCTTAAATGGGTTCTCTATGTATAAATCCCAAGTATCTATGCACTCTAATCCATCTAGTGATAAGATGCCTTCTTTATAGAGCATATTTTTGAATATTTCTCCATACTTACCCTCTAGCTGATAGACCTTATCGTGTAACTGGCAGTCTATAGGCATATCATCACTACTCTCAAAGACTATATTATTATTCCACACTATGCACCTAGCTAAGATATTAGTTGTCTTGTTAGATGTGAGGTAATACATCTTACCCATAGTATCTAAGGGCTTAAACTTATAGCCTTGACCTTTCATACAACTAGAAGGTAAGTTTTCTAGGTTATAGCCTTCAGATATATCGATGGTGTTAAGCTTATACTCTACAGGAGACTCATCTATGAACATCCTAAATAGTTCTCTAATCTTCCTATTCTTGGCTTCATCAGAAACATCATAGATACTAGCAGGTATCTCTATGATGCTCTCTATAAAAGCTTCTATATTAGACTTCTTCATCTGAGAGTAGCTTAGATTACCATTCTTTAGAGATATACCTACTACTATACCTGAGTATAGAACATAGATCTGATGCTTAAATCTCTCAGGAGCTAATGTCCTTTGAGTATATATACACTGAATATCCAACTCTTGATTCAAGGCTATAAGTCTCCTATCAGCAAAAGTGAGATTATCAGTTTTGTTGCATTTATAAAAATACTCAGGATCATTACCATAGCTATTCTCAATTATCTTTTTGATAGCTTCCTTAATCATTTGCTTACTATCCATTTATTTCTCCTTCACTAACATTTCTTTGAGTACTTCTAGCTCAATATCTTCTAAATGTCCTTGATTATCCTTAGCAAAGTAATCTAAGACATCCTCTAGCTTATGATCCTTGCTTACATAGACACCTTTAGACTTAACGTAGATAGCTCTATCTTTAGGTATCTTAAATCCTGTTATGCAGTCATTAGTAGAGTCCTTCTCTGGTATCAGATACTTTTCTCCTGTCTCTGGATCTCTCCAGCTATAGAAGTGTAAATCATTTATACCTACTACATAATCTGTCTTATTCTCAGGATTAGGATAGATAGGTAGCCATACATCCCCTTTACCATTGATTGGATACCAGTCTTCATCATAAGAAGATATGAATGCTTCAGTATCTGTAAGAATATCTCCTAGATAGTTAGAATAGGCTTGTCTATTAGTAGGGATATAAGCATCTTCATAGTTAGAGTAGTTTTCTGACATATCGTCATCATCTTCATCATCGTCAGCATACTCTCCGTATTCTACTGATCCATCTTGAGTTAATAAAGCTCCTAGAACTTTAACCTCTATACTCTCGAAAATAACATCTCGTATATCCCTGCTGTCATAACCCAAGTCCTGCCAGTCGTAGCAGTATAGATAGTCATTCTCTGCTAATAGGTTAAAGGTATCCATCCACGGATAGTAGCCATTAGTAAATGGGTTCTTAATCCTTAGATTTAAAGTAACACCATTCCAGTGGTTATATAATGGATCTATGCCTTTAGCTTCTAAGTGTTGAATCATAAGCTCTTCAGCATAGCCATCTACATAGTAGAGCCTATCATAGAGGTCTTTATCTATTCTCTCTCCATTAGCTCTCTCTACTACACCTTTATTCCAGACGATACATCTGGCTACCATTTGGTTAGTAGAGTCTTTAACTAAGACAGCCATTTCAGCTATCTTATCTAATGGGATAAATCTATCTCCTTTACCTTTCATACAACTATCTGGTAGTCCATCTAAGTTGTATCCTTCTGACACTTTATACCAGTCTATGTGGTATGACGAATCATCGGGGATAAACATTATCTCAGTTAAGTCTCCTTTATAAGGGTCTCTAGAGATAATCTCTCTCCACAATAGTTCACTATAGCTTCTCTTAATCTGCTTAACAACTACACCAAACTCATTGTGCAATACTCCGTATAGTATGCTATGGTAGCTGACATACACAGGGTATTTAAACTCTTTCTTATATCCGTCTGGTATCTTGATTGAGTTTATGTAATCTAAACGATAATTAAGAGACTTCTCTGGATTACATAAGAGTATGTTTGTGTAACCTTCCTCTATTGGTTTAAAGATTTGTCCTGCTTCACAAGCTAATACAGCTTTTCTAACAAATGCTAGATCCTCTTGATTAATTGCCATTATTCTTACCTCTCTATAAGTTTATTTAGTAAAAGCCTCTAATGCTACGTGTGCTAATAGGTAGCTACCTTCATCAGAGTCTTTAAATTGATCACTATCTACAGACCTATAGCTGATCTCTAGGATAGTGTCTTTGTTCTCTCTATACCACTCTATAACCTTGCTAGGAGCTTTCTTAAAGCCTCTCTCATTAGGTTGAAAGGCTAAGTAGAGTAAATCCATAGCTAACTGAGTATTTGAGATCAGATAGTCTTTCTTGTCTCTTTTTAGCTTAGACTCTATAACTCTACCTTTGACAGCTATCTCTGCCTCGTGAGATGAATAAGGTACTAATAGGTCATATAGACCCCAACGTATCTTATTGACCATCTCAGTGGTCTCTTTGTCGATGTATAACTCATCTATGTCATCATCAACTAACATACCATAGCAAGCACTTAATAATGCAGCTACTCTTATCTCCCCTTGACTAAGCATTAGTTATCCTTTGGTAGTTAGCCTTATACCACTTAGCTTGAGCTTCTGGAGACATATCTTTAACCCATTTGCCTATAGCTGGATTATACTTACCTGTTCTAGAGTTAATCTCTTTGATAGTCTCTAGCATACTAGGTAGCATAGGATAACCTTCCTGAATAGCTAATATTGAGCATATATAGTAGATATTATGTAGAGTTTTATTATCCCACTTCTTACCATAGTTAGCTATCTGTTCTAGTAGAAGTCTAAGTAAGGTCTCTCTATTAACAGTCTTAGGTATAATTAACTTAGGCTGCATTGGCTCATAGCTCTCTAAAGCATTCACAGCAAATACTACAATATCACATAGAGCATCTATGTACTCATAGCTATTGTTCTTTCGCATAGCTTGTGATAGCTCTCCTAGTTCTTCTAGAGTATTAGAGTAATAACCTACTCTTTGATACTCTAATGTGAGTTCATTCTTCTTTTTCCACTCTTGCAGTTGATCATAAATTACAGATAATTCTTGGTTACTAGTATTCATATTACAATACCTCCTATCAGCTTTCCTTTGTAGTAAATATCAAAGTATAGATAAATAACTGCTCCAGTATCATCACATTCTGCTGCAATACTTAGCTTATCCCAAACAAATCTGACTTTACTATCTCCAATTTTCACTAATTTAGGATTGTTAGTAAATACTAACTCATTAACTCTTAACTCCAGCTCTCCATCACTATTTTCAGTGAGACTAAGTTCACTGAAATTATTTCTATACTCAACTAAGTGAGCATACGTATCTTTTAATGTCTTAAACATTGTCTATCCTTTTAGTTTGAATTAGTTTCCATACTACCCTTAGCTTCCTAGTATAGTATTCAATAGCCTTGTCTTTAGGCAACCTCTTTACCGACATCCGCATATTCTTATGCTTCTCGTCATTACTTTTGAAAGCTATGACATACTCTCCATAAGTATTCATAGTAACTTCTCCTCTAGCTTTTCTCTCCAGCTATCTGGATACCTTAGTCTTAGTTCTATATAGAAGCTAAATGCTTTCTTATACTCGTAGTTCTTACGAAAGTATTTGTAGCAATTAACTAGATACTTATCATCCATATCTGCTATGCAATACTTCATTCCTGCACTGTTAGTATGATATTCGTAGATATCATTAGCTTTCTTAGCTTCTAGCTTTGCTTTCTTATTCTCTAGCTCATCTAGGTAATCTTCATATAAAGCTGCACCTATCTCCATATCATCACTAAACATTCCCATATTATTTTCCTCTGTAGTAAAAAAAAAAATAAGAGTAGATAGGGATTACTCCCTACCTAACCTCTCAGCCTCTGATAGCTCTGAAGCATTTGCTCAAAGCTTTCTTAACCTTTCTGTCTTTAACATTCTCGCTAGCTACCCAAGCTAGGGTAGCACTATTGCCGTGCCTGATGGCTGTGTAGATGCCATCAACTATTGTTATTAGCACTAAATTGTATGAGCCGTATGGGTTTTTAGCTAATGCTACCCATAAGTTACCAATACTGGTAACCAACTTGCTAGTTACGTCATTATCGAAGTTTACATAATTAATTGTAGATGCCATTGTTTATCCTTTATTTATTAGTTTAGTTAATGTGTAAGAGCTTCAACAGCTCAACTATTTACCACAAGATTGCCCGTAGGGCATTAGCATTTACTAATACCCTATTATCCCTAGCATATATAGTAGCCGTCAGCATTGTTTCTGATAGCTTCATATATTGCTGGATCATATTCAGGCAACTCAAACCTAGCATCAGGCTGTATCTGAGATAGGATATTATTAAGAATATCCTCTTTATACAGCCTTGCTAGGCATTTACGATAGGCTTCTCTGAGTGCATCGCAATGCTCTGCGTGTACTCCGAAGCTATCGTGTATTGGAGATACCTGTATGCCTTGATCATTTAGTATCTCAACTACCCAACGCATCATTAGGGCATCTATGCTGTGTATTGTAGATGGCATAAGAGATCTGTGTGGTTCGTGTGAAGGTTTGTTCACATCACATACTACTGTCATAGTAGCTGTACCACCTTTCATCTCCTTGATCTCTACACGTTTCTTGTCCTGCACCATAACAGGACAATAAGCATAGTGTCCATCTGGTAGATACCAAGCATTGTAGAGCTTAGTATCACTCCATAGAGAGTTGATGTAACCTTTTAGTTCTACTGCACCTTTGGCTGATGTAGCCATAACGTCGTAGAACACCTTTAGTTCTTTAGAGTCTTCTCCAAAGTAAGCTTTAGGGTTAGCCTCACTATTGTAGTAATAGGTCATTAAGCTTCGCTTAATGTCCTTTCTGATCTTCTTGAAATCAGGATTACTACCCCATAGCTTACTATCCCTAGTTTGGTCATAGATAGCTTGAGCTACCTCAGTGTAGAAATCCCTTCTAACACTGCTACCTATGACGTTAAACCTCTGCATACCCTCTATGTCTCTAGCCATAACTGACATCAGTTGAGGTCCTGATGTCGTTGCATCTAGTCTAACTATGTGGTTAGACTTACCAGTAACTAGAGAGTCTCTGTAAGCTAAGAGTGCTGACTTAGCTAATAGTTTATCGTCAGCTTTCTCAGACCAAGCATCTATGTCTGCTAGCATAGCATCTATGTTGCTATCCACAAATGCTACCCTATCAGCCCAAGTCTCTTTATCTAGTCCAAAGGCATTGGCTATATCTACCTTAAGCCAATACCAACCTCTGTCTGTTAGCTCTACAGACTTAGAGAAGCTAAGGCAAGCTTTGTGGTATTCGTTAGCTTGGATATTTATGTGATATCCTTTGCTGTATACCCTACCACGTTTGTCATAAGCCCACTTAAAGTAGAAAGGCTTATTAGCTAGTTCAGACTTAACTATCTCACATTGCTCAAGATAGTTATCCCAGTCCTCTGCTCTAACTCCGTCAGGCTTAGGCTCAACCATAGTAGCTATAGGCGTAAGTCTATAGCCAACTGATCCTAATATGCTAAGAACAGACATATTGAGAGTATTCTCGTGTCTGTTCTCTCTGTGTCCTAATAGCACCTGAGCATTACTCTTAGGACAATCTGGTATGCTAACTTCAGGCATAGGATAGAACTCTAATGCCTGCAAGCTAAGCACCTCACTTAACCTATCTAGTTTGCAATGCACCATAAAGGTGTTGCCTTGACCATAGACAGGTCTCTCAATTACATATCCTAAGCCATCACAGATGCTTAAGAGCTCTGCTCCAGTCTTGATGGCTAGGATAGTTTCATCCTCTAAGAAACTACCCAGTCTTGCTGAGCAAGTCTGTAAGGTTTCATCTGAATTAGAAGCTATGCTTAGAAGTACCCACAAAGGGATATCATCTAGGTTAGCTTCAACCTTAGCTATTCTAATATCTTTTGACTCGTAGGTTTTACCCCACAAGCCTAAGCGATAGTCCTCTAGCCATTTAGAGATACGCTTGTGTATCTCTGAGAGTAGAGGCTCATAATGAACCTCTATTTCAAGCTTTAAATCTACCATTTACTCTCCTCTGAGTTTGAGTAGGATTAATCTGATACTTTTGAAAGTAACAGACAACAGAGACAGAGCCAGAAACTGATGACAGTAACAGAGTGAGATACTGTGTGTCTATCTGTCAGCAGGTCTGTTGCACAGACAGCTATGCAGGTCTGTCTGTCTGATTACAACGTTAAGTTTAAGTAAAGAAAAAAGAGAGAGATTTCTCTCTCTCAACTTAAGCTATTCTAAGGTTAGATAGCTCAACGTTCTTGAAACCACTTGGGACTTTCACATAAATGTGCTCAAAGCCCTTGTCAGCGAAGCTTTGAACTGCTTTCAAAGCACCTTCTGCTGTGGTCTCTTTAACTAATTTTTCTCCCTTTACAACAATGTTGTAATACCCACGGTTTTGTGGGATATAGTTTAATGAACGCTCTATGCGTTCACCATTCATTTCAAGAATACTAACTTGTGCCATTTCTGACTCCTTATAAGTAAAATATTTCACTTTCCTCATTGGTCTATCTTGCTAGTGGCAAGATATAGGTTAATTATAGAGTAGAGAGAGAGAGAAAAGAAAAAGAAATATGTAAGAGAGCTTATGCTCTCTTACCTTTTGCTGAAGTGTCCTCTATATTTATCTCTAGAAGCTCAGCAACTTCTAGCGATACGTTAGCTGCAATCTCTGATGCAGCATCCTTAACATTGATCTTCTTGCCTTGCTTAGCAAGACCTTTCTTTGCCAATACGACAAAGATTAATCCACCGATTAACCATTCCACTTGTAACTCCTTATAAAGTATTTCACTTTCCCCACTCTAAAGCATTCTTTTACAGAATGCATCTCAGATATACCGGGGGGTATTCTGAGAAATTAACACTGGTCTAGTAAGTACTGCTACCAAACAAATTTATTGGGTTTCCTCAAATAATTTCTGGTCTGGTCTAGTAAGTACTACCCTAGAAAAAACTTATGGAAAATCTCCTAATGGTTTTGAGACCTTATTCTCCTACAATGACCACTCTGTTTTCCCCTCTGTTACTGCCTCTGTTTCTGATGAAGTGTCTGCCTGCAAGTCTTGGCTTTAGCCAAGCCCTCTGTTAGGTTCTCTGTTTCTTTGCTCTGTTACTTCTATCTGTTACTGTTGGCTGACACTTGAACTAAAGGGTAAAGCTAGCATTCTAGCTGTAAAGCTAGCTTAGGTCATAGCTGGGGATATAGCTGGAGATATAGTTACCATTAGTTTCAGTGGCAGAGAAACTATGGTTTAACTGATATGTGAGCTATGGAGTAACTATGGATTGATGTTTCTCCCTAGTTCAAGTGTCTGGCATCCGTATCTGCCCTCAGTAACAGATAGAAGTTAGGTTTAGAGTAAGGTTTAGGATTTGTGTATAATGTAAGGTAATTTGATACCTTAAGGAGAAACTATGGAAGATAAGGTAAGACCCAGATTAGGAGATTGCTTAAATAAGGTAGGCAATATAGCACACGTAGATGCTGATACTGTTGCTGAGTGGTTTAGGACTAATAGCAAGGGTAAAAGACAGAAGAGAAAGCTTACTGTTACTGATGAAGTTGTTAAGCTAGTTAATGAGAGCATAGATGATCCTATCTATGATGGTGCTAAGTTTGTAGATACTGTGATCACTTACAAGAATGTATTAGATGATCTGGATAGTAGCTACAAGGTTACGCTAGAGGATTATATCAATGCTATTAGGTTCTGTAGCTATCTGGAGGCTTATAGGGGTAGGATTAAGGATGCCTATCAAGCAGCATTTGCTCATAGGGATTTTGTTAAGAATAATAGGGATTGTCCTGTAGGTAGTAAGGAGTATAAGAATATTGATTATGCTGCTCAGAGATATAGGAAGACACCTTTAGTTTCTAAGATATTGGCACAGAGTGAGATACCTCTGTATCTGATGTATCAGGGGTATAGATATGCTGCTGTTGAAACCTTAGCTGAAGAAATGAGAACAGCTAAGCTGAGCAAGGATAGGATCAGTGCTGCTGATAGGTTGTTAGTTCATCTTAAGCCACCTGAAGGGATAGATATTAACGTTAAGGTGGGTAGTGGGACTGATACTAGAGATAGTATCGTTAGTACCTATGAGAGAGCTATGGCTCAATTAGTTGAGCAACAGAGAGCTTTGATTATGAATGGTGGAGATATTAAGCAGATAGCAAATGCTAAGATCGTAGAAGCTGATATAGTCGATGATAGTTTATCTGACACTGAGAGAGACCTAGTACCAGACACTGAAACTAGGGAGTAACGTTAGGAGATATAGTTCCCCTTAGCTCCATTAGTTACCATTAGCTTCAGTGAGGTTCATCTGTGTCTGCAAACATATCTCCCTAGTTCAAGTGTCAGACAAACTTATAGGTTAGAAGTCATTTAGAGCCTCTCTGAGAGCAATTAGGGAGAAAAGGTATAATCAGCTTCTAAGATTAAGATCGTTGCTCTATGAGCTTCTATTAGCTTCTATAATGATATCTGATTATACCTTTT